TGACGCCAACGATCTGGTGGACGCCATGGTGTCCAGCACAGACGTTGCTAAATGGGGCACGGGGAACGATGACAGCCGCAACCGTGCGCTAGCTACTGCCGCGCAACGCTTAGACCGTGAGCGGTTCTTAGGCGCAAGAGCAACCAACACGCAGGCCTTGCAATGGCCTCGTGATGGTGTCCGCAAGCCTGACAGCTACACACCTGTGTATAGCTTTGGCTTTGCGTTTCGGTCTGTCGTTGATTACTACACGACCACCGAAATTCCAGATCAGGTCAAGCGCGCCCAGGTGGAGCTGGCCGTTTACCTGCACAACAACGTCGATGGGCTTGGCCTTAGCGGTTTGGAGGACTTCCAAAATCTGCAGGTTGGCTCAATCAACATCACACCCAACTTCTTTGGTGCTGTCGGTGCTGATCGGATCCCGCCCATTGTTGAACGGTATCTAACAGGGCTAAGGATGTCGGGCCCAGGTAACATTGCAATAAAGCGGAGCTAACCATGGGCATGAGTTACGACGTTGTTTCTTATGAGCACGTCTCAGACGACCAGGCCCATACCGGCGAGTTTGTCGGTTTGGTTGCCTATAAGGCCACAACCATCAGTGCAATGACTGCTGAGCAGGTTTCTGGCAACGCCTTGAGCAGCATGGCGATTGCAGCAGGCACTGAGATCTACATCAGGTTTACGTCAATCACCTGCGCCAGCGGCGGCGGTCTGTTCCTCTATAAAGCCTGATCAATGGCCCTTGGTGATCGGATCGCAAAGGTACTGCCAAAGGCCTTCGCCAAAATAGGAACAGAAGTGACCTTCCGCAGTGTTGCGGCAAGTGCTTACAACACTTCAACAGGCGCAATCACGCACACGAACACGGACACCGAACATAAGGGCACACTAAGCAATGTCACCTCACGCGAAGCCAATGGGCTGATTCAGGCGGGGGACAAAATTTTGAAGGTGCCAGCATCTGAGTTTGCATCGCGGCCAAACACTAAGGACAAGATCGTCATCAGCACTGTTGTGCATGAAGTGGTCGAGCTAAGAGTCGAGGAGATTAACGGAGTCGATTTGTCCTATGACTTTATTTTGAGGGTGTAGCGATGGCTAAACAGATCCCGCTAGGCAAGATCCCGGATCATCTACGCGAAAGCATCCGGCTGGTTGTTGCGGCAACAACTTTGGAGGCAGAGGGCCGCTTGAAGCTTGCCACGCCTGTCTTTTCAAAAAGCAACTACAGCCAAGCCGAACTGGATGGAATGCCGGAGTTTTACAAGGTCAACGGCAAAACCGTGCCTCTTAAAAAATCTATCGATGAACATGTCGGGGGTCGTTTACGCAATTCCTGGCAAAGTGAGGTCCCTCGGCCTGGCGACAAAAACCCTGCGGGGACGGTCCTAAACAACGTTGAATACGCTGAGCCGGTCATTTACGGCACCGCGTTGCCGCCGTCTTGGAAAGGTCAATTCAGGACGAGACAAGGCACGGTCCCTGGGTTCCCTGATCTAATCGCAAAAGAGCTTAAATCGTGGGCAGAGGGTGAGTTTCAAAAGATCTTGCGGAGGCCGTAATGGCAGCTGCAGATCTCAATGCCATCAGAGCAACGATTGAGGCGCAATTCCTAGCTGGTTTTGGCGCAGATGTTGTTGAGCAGGACGGCGACAACTTGATTAGTCAAGGGGGGCTGATCGTTGTCACAGAATCGCCTGAAGCAGATGCAACGCCTTCAGTCTTCAGGAATGAGGCTTACACCCCTACACCTGGCGATTCATTCGTGCAGTGTTTAGTGTCGTTTGCTGCGTCGTCTTACCTGACGTTAGGCGGCACAACTGACTCCACAAATCGAATCGACGGCACGATTCAGGCCAATATCTTCACGCCGCAGGGGGTAGGCCCTGGTGCTAACTACGATTTGGCAAGTCGAGTGTGCACCATATACACAAGGGAAATTCAAAACGGAATCCAGTTTCAAGCAGCATCAGGCCCGAGTGTTGTCACTGGCGCACAACCGCCATCGTTTTTTCAATCCACGGTAACTGTGCCCTTCAACGTCTTTGAGGAGCTTTGAGCAGTGGCGGTTGCTAATCGAAATACGATCAGAGGCATTGTTGAAAGCAGGCTTGCCACTGAGCTGGCTGATGATCCTGCGCTGCCTGTCGTGTTTCACAACATGGCTTACACACCAACGCTCGGGTCTAGTTGGGTGCAGTGTCTGCTGAGTTTTGGCGCGGGCGAGTACCTGACGCATGGGGCCACGACGAGTGCCAGCAATCGTGTTGTCGGCGTTGTTGTCGTAAACGTTTTCACCCCTTTAGGGCTAGGCCCAGGCGCTAACTACACTATCGCCAAGCGGATTCGCGACCTATACAATAGGGTCATCGTGTCGGGGGTTTACTTCGACGCCCCGATTGGTCCAGAGGTTTTAGCTTCGGCTTCACCTGAGGGCTACTTTCAAACCCAGGTCCGTGTGACCTTTGAATTCATCGAGGAACTCTGACCATGGCGTTTTATCGAGGAGAGGAGGGCAGCGTTAAGTTTGACGACGCGGGCTCCTCTGCAGCCGCAATCACTAGCACTCGCTCTTGGTCGCTGACCTTGGACAAGGCAGTGCTCGAAACCACTGCGCTGCAAGATAATTACGCTGGCAAGATCGGCAGCATTATCAGCGGGTCTGGCAGTGCTGAGATTCTGTACACCGCGTCGTCTGCTGACGAAACAGCTGCATTCGTTGATCACATCAACACTGTGGATGACCAAGGAACGGCTCTGTTTGAGCTTTACCTAAACTCAACCAAAAAAATCGTCTTCGATGCTGTCGTAACGTCTGCCGAGTTCACTGCAACGATTGGCGAGATAGAAGTCATTACCGTTAACTTTGAAACTAACGGTTCCATCACTACCACGCTCTAATCATGGCTTTTTATCGCGGCGAACAAGGCAACGTCAAATTCACGCACGATGCTGACGGCACATTGACAGCGGTAACTGCTGTCAGATCATGGTCTCTTTCGATTGAAAAAGAATCGCTCGATGTCACGGCACATGGCGACAGCTTCCGTGATGTTGTCGGCAGCTTGATTAGCGGGAGCGGAACGATTGAGCTTTTGTATGAAGCGACTGCTGCTGGCGAAGGCAAAGGTGATTTAATCCGTGAAATCTTGACGACGCCTTCTACTGAAAGCACAGACGCTAAAGCTGAGCTTTACACGTTTGATGTTGATGGCGGCCAAGGTTCAACAAGTGAAAAGATCACTTTTGATCTGTTAGTTACTAGCACTGAGTTTGGTGCTACTGTTGGCGAGTTGCAGACTGTCACCATTGGTTTTCAAACCAAAGGTGCAATCGCATTAGCAACTGTTGCTTGATTTAGTTTATGTCTCCCAGACCTGAACGAACTGTTGATCTGCTGGTTGGGGCGTTTGATCTCAACCAGCGCCGTAAATTTGAATTGAAGAATGCAGCTGGCGACAAAATTGTCGATCTGTATTTCAAGCCAATCACCCGCGCTGATCGCAAGAGAGCGCAATCTTTTGCCAACAGCGTTGAAGCTCTAGACATCAGCACGCAGATGCTATGTCAGATCGCTGAGCTTGAAGATGGCACAAAAGCTTTCGCTGCAGCTGACGCGCCAAAGCTGCAACGTGAGCTGCCTGAATCGGTGCTCAATGATCTTGAGCTGTTCCTGTTCGGCGTTGCAGATGACAGCGTAGATATTGACGACGCAAAAAACGACTGAAGCAGGACAGGTGGACTTATTTTGAGTTCTTCCTGGCCTGCGAATTAGGGATGACGGTCAGCAGGCTCAGGACCGAGTTGACTGATGCTGAGTTGTTGCACTTCGCGGCGTTTTACTCGTTGAAGAACGAAGAGGAAGAGAAAGCAATGGAGCGCGCAAAGCACAGACGGCGGTAACATTGAATCATTGCCGGGTGGCTTGTGGCTGAATCCGTCCTCAGGTTTAGGGTTGAAACTGCTGATGCCAACCGCAAGGTGGCAAAGCTTGAGGACCAAGTACGCAAACTTGAGGTTGCGCTGAAAGCAACTGGAGGAACTTCAAGAAACGCTGCCACAGGCATGAAGGCTTTTAGCCAAGGAGCTGGTGCTGCAGGTGTAAGTGCAAAAGCCCTAGGCGGTGCCGTAAAAGGAATTTTAGGACCGTTATCTTTAGTTGCGGCTGCCGCTGGGGCTGTTGTTAGTGGCTTCAAAGGTTTTGTTGAAGCGGATAAATCAAGAGCAGCAGTCAAAACCCTTGGGGTGAATGTAGAGACTCTTGAAGGGCAGCTGGTTGGAGTTGTTGCGAGAACCGGCGGTCTTG